ACGATTTGGTTCGGGACAGGATCAAAATGAAACGCAATAACATTGTTGACCGTTGGTATAAAGAGCGTGATGCTTTTCCTACTTCTACGGAGCCGAAAGTTGCTAACAAGTGGTGTGCTTACAATGCGTTTCAAGGAGCCGAGCAGCATTACATTAATGCTAAAGGTCGTGGTCATAACTGGTCACGGGATCGTGCGTTGGTTAAGGCTATCGATGGTAAAACACCGTTGGCTACTCAAGCGTTCAACTATTTGAGAAACTAATGGTAACTAAACTATTATTGGTCGGTGTTTTAGGCATAGCAGGGGCGTGTTTCCCTGTCTCTCACACTAGCCGAGTTCAAGTGCCTGTTATAACAGTTCCTACCTCAACAACGATAGTGTGGGAGGAAACTGACTACGCTAAACACGTTGCCTCTGAACCTATAGAGGAGTGTCCTGCATACGGTTCGTGTGACATACCTGAGCATATATACATTGCTCATCTCCCTACGTTGCATGAACTGGTGCGGGAATACTTCAAACCAGAGGATGTACCCTTAATGTTACGAATCGCTTTCTGCGAGTCGTCTGCTAAACCAGATGATAAATGGTCAGAGGCTATCAATCCTAAGAGTGGGGCGACAGGCTGGTTTCAGCACATGCCTGACTGGTGGGAGGAGCGTAGTTATAAGGCAGGGTTTAGTGGTTGGCTTTCTGTTGAACCACGTGCTAATGTGGGGGTAGCATCATATCTATTCTATAATAGAGATAGCAATAAAAGGTGGGGTGGAGCATCTCACTGGTATCCATCGAGAAGATGTTGGGAGGAATAACATGGGAATACCACCTACAGGTTTGAGTGAGACTCTCACACGGGAAGAGTATCTTCGTTACCGTGAAGAGGATCGTCAAAAAGAAAAAGTCTTTGCCAAAGGGGTAAAGCAAATATATAAGGAGGCAGCAGCCTATGAGTAATAAACTAGATAGTTTCCCGACACGAACACAAGGTGATCGTAGACGTAGATACAATTGGAAAGAGTGGACAGATGGAGAAGTTCACGAACTGATAAACCCTGATGACTTTGAAGTTCCTGTTGAGAGTATGAGGGCTATGGTCTACAGACATGCTACTAACATGAACCTCCTTGTTCGTACTTGTAAAACTGATTCAGGTTTGGCTATCCAATTCATTAATGATGAACCTGAAAAGTTGGTTGATATAGAGTGGTAAAACTAACAGACCATGATGGTAACTTACATGATCTTGTTCCTGTTGTATCAATTGATTGGGGGTACAACCCAGCAGAGTTTGATTGGGCTACAATAGTTCAACACGAGATAATCGCTTTAAACGCTGTATTAAACAACAAACAAGGTGTGCTAGACACATTGCATAATATACATTCTGCCGAAAAAGCAGACGATTTTATCAGATGATAACAATCTGGGGGGCGGGGTACTACCCCTCCTTGTACCTCGTCCCCTTTAAACAAAGGAGAAAACATGTCAGATGACAATGAACAAATGGAGATGGATATAGGACAGTTCGCTGCTTCTATATCAGTTATACAAAACAAACTAATAGGAGATTTCCTGCATGATGTAGGGCATATATGTCATAAGTATATGAATGAATTTGCTAACCTGTTAGAGGGTTTTGAGAATGTCCCACAGCCAGAACACGCTGAAGACGAAAAAAGTAACACAAACTTAATATTAATTGATGGCGATAAGTCCTGATTTGTTGTAGCCTCCCATATGAACATATGAAATATGAACAAATGACCGTCACGAAGTGACGGTAACATATGCATATGTTCATATGGTGCTTGACACTAGACTGAAACTAAACTAAGATGGAAACCATGCAACCTACCAAACCACCAGAAGACGCAATCATCCTCAGACAATCATGGCTAGGTGATCTTGCCATGTGTCCAGAGAGAGCCAGACAAGTCCGTGAAGGCGTTGCGATAAGCACCGACTCATCGAACACAGTTCTAGGTTCCGCAGTCCACTACGGGATAGAACAATGCCTCATCGATAAGATGGACACAGGCGTACCCATGTCCAAAGCAGACACACTAGACGCAGCGATGCAATACTGGCACAGCCACATCAAAGACATCGTTAGATGGAACCACAAAGAAGGCGAACCAGAAAAGATTATCGAAGCGAACTCCAACGTGTGGTGGGACGAAGTAATGCCAGACATACAACCAATAGCAATCGAATACGAATTCTGCCTCCCTCTAGTACCACAACACACACCAGAGATTTGGTTAAAAGGAACCATCGACTGCATACAAGAAGCACCGTTGCCTATAGTCGATTGGAAAAACCCGGGACGTAAACCACACGCAGAATGGGAAAAGAAACGCTGGTCGCTTCAAGCAGCAGCATACACATGGGCTGTCCAAGCAATGGAACCACAAGGTTTCGGACAGGCACAGAACTTTGAGTTCGTATACCTTGTCAAAGGCACAGTATACAGAACGTACTTAGAACTTGGACCAGCGGATTGGGCAGGACTGGTTGCGCTTGCTCATTCCGCTGGAACACAAATAGCCGCTAACCTACCAGAGTGGCCACTCCAAATGAGTGGCTGGCACTGTACACCAAAGTGGTGTCCGGCATGGAATTCTTGCAGGGGTAGGTATGCGGGTCCAGACCCTTGGACTCAACTTTAGGAGGTAGAAAAATATGGGTGAACAAGAAATACGGATATCTATATCACGCAGAAGCGTGGCGCAGGTAGCACCGTACGAATCAGAAGAGGCTTCCGCTAGTGTGGAACTCTCATTAGAAGCAGGAACATCCGCTGAGGATGTGATAGCCGAACTTAAAGCATGGGGTGATCGTATCGCCACTGCTAACTTTGAAGCACTCGGTATCGGATATGAGATAGACGAGGTGGCTGTTAGACGGCTCCAAAAAAGCCTTCCCGCAGACAACACGAGTAGTCCCGTGGCTGCCGCCCCGAAACAGGCAGCACCCGCTCCAACCAAGAGTGCGCCCGCTGACGAAACCGTATGGCGAGACATAATGGACAACTCAGACAACTGGTTTGTTAACTGGCCAGACATTGTTAGCGGTGTTGAAAGCAATGCTAAACGTCCTGCTTACAGGAAAAAAGGACCTAACGGTACAGGCGTATGGTTAGTCAACCAAGACAATGAGAACTCTGCTGCATTCCCAGAGTGGTTTGTTTGCCCTAAGACAGGCAAAGGATCAGAGGAACTCCTTGAAATAGGTAGACAAATCAAACAAAAGTCTTTCGCTAAGTAGGGGACATGGCGGTACTCCACTCAGAAGAAGAGATCGCTCGCAGACTTGCTGAAGCGCAAGAAGAAGCGGACGAAACTACTTCAGAAGAGTTAGAAGATACGTCACCTCAAAGACCTAAGCGTTTCCCACTCTCATCCACCGTAGTCGAGAGTCTAGTGGGGTTCATCGTGAACCCCACGGAACGCTGGTACCTTGGGTTTCCAGAGTTTGATCTGGCGACCCGAGGTATAGGTCGAGGTGAAGTTATGATGGTGATTGGACGTAGCCACACAGGTAAAAGTCAAATACTTTTAAACTCCATAGTGTGGAACCTGATCAACGAACATGACTCATACGCTGTGATCTTCTCCCTTGATGAACCAAGAGAACTAGTTTTAATGAAACTGTTCTGTTTACTCAAAGGACGCTCCTCGGAAGAAGTAGAAGACGCTATCAAAGCCGGAGATAAAGACACACTCTCCGACCTTGAACGGGCAGCAACACAAGAACTATCTCGTGTAGCGATCATAGACGAAGCAATAAACCTGACAGAAATGAGTCGGGTGTTAGAAGAAGCCAGAGCATGGTGGGGGGCAGAACCCTCATTCTGCATGATTGACTATCTAGAACTGCTACCCGGAGGGGACGCAGACGCATCAGGAGTCACATCAAAAGCACAAGCAGTTAAACGCTGGGCTAAAGATGAACGAGTCCCAATAGGTTTAGTCCATCAAGCAGGACGAGGCAGCGCAGACCCCGGAAAAGCAGCAGGATTATACGGAGGCAGATACGGAGGTGAGCAAGAAGCAATCTTCGTGATAGAGGTATACAGAAAGAAAGACAGAACAGACTTGTCAGACTGGGAAACCCTCTACCACGCCAACTCCGTTAACATTAACCTGTGTAAAAACAAACGCACAGCGAAACTGTTAGACCAAACGTATTACATGGACCCAATAGCGGGGCATGTACACCCATACCATGAGAACCTGATACCGGAGTCAAGACAATGAACTGTTGGCACTGCAACACAGAACTCATATGGGGTGCAGACCACGACCTAGACGACGATCTCAGACCAGCAATCATGGACGGATCATACTCAATGGTCACCAACCTAAGTTGCCCCGAATGTAACGCTTTCGTGGAGGTGTACAGATGAAACCCGAAACCATACAAGGCTTCGCTGACCTGTTCCAAGGGGGGAAGATAGCCAAATCACACAAAGATGGCTACTTCGCTCCTATGGAGGCAACAGATGGTACTCATTTCAACGCCACAGGGGACGTATATATGAGGGCTGTGGAGGCTCACCTCACAGAAGATGATGCAGGTATAGGTGTTTACCCTCTCATCGCCTTAGAAGACCCCACAGACGGCTCTCAGAGTCTCGTAGTCCACTGGGGTTGCGTCGATTGGGACGAAGGACTGGCAGAATCCTTTAAACACGCCAATAACGTATACAATCTATTGAAACAATTAGGTGTCAAATCATGGGTAGAAACATCCAGATCAAAAGGACACCACCTGTGGGTATTCTTTGAAAAACCACTCCCCGCACGTAAAGTCAGAGAAGGACTAATAGGAGCATGCAACATAGTTGATGCACCCATAAAAGAAGTAAACCCTAAACAAATAGAACTAACAGGAAAAGGATTCGGCAACGGGCTACGACTACCATACCCGCACGACCACGAAACAGGCAGACAAGAAATGAATAACTTAGAATATTCTTTCTCAATGGTCCCAGTACAAGTCTTCGTGGAAGACGCACTACCAACCAGAGTCACCGCTGAACAATGGGAAAACGTTCACACCTTATTCAAACAAGCAGAACCAACACCAATAAGAAGACAATCATACAGTTACACAGGGCGCAGACTCACAGGACTAGCAGAAGCAATCAGACGAAACGGACCCCGTAAAACAGCAGACAAACCACACGGAGACAGATCGTCCACCCTATTTGGTCTCGCATGTGCCATGATAAGACAAGGTTACACCGACGGAGACATAATGAAAGAACTAATCTCAGCCGATTCAGACTGGGGTGGAAAATTCGCTTTACGCACAGACGGTGAAGACAGACTCCGTAGAATGCTAGACAGCGCACACACAGATGCATGGAAAGACCGTGAAAAGTATAACACTAAAAATAGAACGTAGACCCAAAGCCAAAGCAAGACCAAGGCACAACAAAAAAGGACAAGTCTTCACGCCCAAAGCGACAACAGATGAAGAGAAAGCCATCCGTGCCGCATGGCAACAAGCAGAGTTAGAAACACTCGAAGGGCCAGTGGAAGTATCATTAACGTACACTCCCGAATGTAGTATAATAACTGTACAAGAATCACCACATGATGCTACAACCCTGAGAGGAGACATAGACAACTATGTTAAACTCACATTAGATGCACTCAACGGAACAGCATGGGTAGACGACAAACAAGTAGTACGAATAAGCGCAGTGAAAGTGAATAAAATTGATTCTGATTGAATTAGAAAAATGGGAATATGAATGGGCATCTCATGTAGGTATCAGACGCTTTACGGAAAATTGGGAAAAACAAGATGCTACCCATTATAAGCGAGAATACATGGAAGATGACAGATCCGCACAAGTAGCAGCAGCAATAGGGGAATTGGCAGTAGCAAGAGTAACCAACCAATACTGGGGAGGACACGTATGGGCAGGTAACCGCCACGTAGAGAACCGTAACCGTGCAGACGTAGGACACAACATAGAAGTAAGAAGAGTTAGAACATCTAACAACGCAGCCGTAAGAAGAAGGCAACTAGGGCAAGGACTGACCCTGTTCGTGGTACGACCAGTACCACCCGAATTCAGAGAAGTAGAAATGCTCGGGTGGATAGACCACGACGAAGCATGGGAACTCGGAGGGCCTTCCGGTTACGACGCTGATAACACCAGAGTAATTGCCGAAAAGTTCCTCCATGAAGTGACGGAATGGCAAAAAAACGAGACATCTCTTACGCCCCAGACAAATTAGCATGGATGGCATCAGCAGGATTACCTAACGTAATCGGATGCACCTCAGACTTGCGCCCCTTAACTCACCTCCAAGCATTAATGGAGGAAGTTCCCGGCGCATCAACTGGCATTCGACCAATAGAAGAAACACTGCTACTTAAAGAAGCATTAGCAGAAGCATTCGATCAACTCACACCAGAAGACAGGTGGATAGCCGAAAGGCTACTGATAGAAGGGTTGTCTCTACGCAAAACAGGAGCAGTGCTAGGCATACCCAAAACGACACTCGCCCGCAGACGAGACAAAATATGTTTACGACTAGTGGACGTTCTAGTAGACTCGCCCGCAGTCAGAGAATGGATGCGTAACTAGTCTTCCTCGTATGACCCGTAATCATCCGGCAACACAACAAGAGACTGCTTGATGATACCCATCAGACATGTAGCCCACGCAGCCCACTGGTAACTAGCGTCTTCAATGCCATCAATGCCAGCGTGGAACGCTGCT